ATTACCAATCATCAATTTGACATTTGGATCTTCTTGGAAAGTAGTTACGTTTTCATGCCGTTTTTTAAGAGGGGTTGAACCGTAAATACAAACTGCAATTTTACCGAAATGTTTTACCAATTGTTCAACAATATTGGTATGGACGCAACCCACAACCAACTTGTCATTGTTCTCAAGATACTGTTCGATCCATTCAATACAAGCATTGATTTTGCCTTTAATGGCGAGTTGTTTCAGAGTCTCTATAGTAACCAGGCCTTCTGCTTTTTCGGCTTTTTCTGCTGCTTCTTCCCCTTTTGTATTGCGAATATAAGAAATGATATCTCCGGAGGCCTTATTATATTCCTTGCGGTTATCGAGATCCAGAGTAATAACCATTCTGTTTTTGGGCGGCAATTCTGGGAGCACATCTTTTTTTAGCCGTCGGATCATAACTGTCTTTTTTAATTTATCGTGCAATTGTTTGGTATTGGTGGCTCCGTTAAAATCCCATCCAAATCCATTGTGCTTGGCCCCGCAATATTCCTGAGCATATTTCCAATAAGAAGGGAAAATAGTTGGATTGATAATTTTGATCGGATTAAAAAATTCAATAGGACGATTTTCAATCGGAGTGCCAGACAAACCCAAAACATTCGGAATTTTTTTGGCCATGCGAGCAATTGATTTACCTCGGTTTGTTTTGAGATTGCGGACCATTTGAATTTCGTCACATATTAAAGATTGTGGATTTAATTTTGAAAGATGATCACTCCATCCGGTATTTCTTTGTTCTATAGATTTGGTTTCCCCGGTGTATTCATCTTTGACTTTTTTATATTTATTGCTGAGGATATCATAATTAATAATGACAATTTTTTCTGTTGGGGTCTTTTTTGTTTTTGACCATCGGCCCGAAAGGATTGTAACGGATTCATTTGGTAACCATTTTTGAGTTTCTTTTTCCCAGTTGAATTTTAGGGATGCAGGGCAAGCAACGATGGCAGGGCGGGTTTCTGGGTGTCTATGAAGCCAAATAAGGGCCTCGACAGTCTTTCCCAATCCCTGTTCATCCCCACATAAAGCCCGGCCATGCCGGGATTCAATATACTCAACACCTTCAATTTGATAGGGCCGGGGTACTAATCCATCCGGCAGACCTTCAACATGATCGATTTTTACGGCCACATACTGGTTTTTATCTTCCCAATCAAGAACAGATTTAGAAAGATTGAACCCAAAAGTTCTGAGCAAACCAATATTTTCAAGTGATACGGGGCAAGACCAATTTTTAGACGAACTATCAAATTTACGATTTTCCAGGGTCTTGACAAAAGTGAGAGTATTTTGAAAACGATCATCCCCACGAGGATAAGAAAACCGGATAATAAGCTGTTTCAGATCGAAGTCAACGGCCTGAATTACTCGTTCTTTTTTGGGAGTCGCCTTGGTTCCGGCTGCTTTGATTTTATCACCGATGACTTTGACTTCAACTTTTTGGACATCTGAATCAATGGCCTGTTCGGCATATTTGATCATATTTTTTCTGACATATACCATTTGGCGTTCGGAAAGCTGCCCCCATTTGAGGTAGTTGGATGCAATCGAAGTCATAAAACCCGCATCAACAGAATTAAAACCAACTGAATTTTGATGAATTGTAAATTCTCCGGCCTGTTCATCCGATTCTTGATTATTGTAAATTGTGACTAATACTCCGATTGCCCATCCATTGTCTTCTTTGATAAGTTTTTGCAATTCGTCTTTTTCCATACCCAGCTCCTTTGTGGTTTTATGGGAGGTTGATATTAAATGGCACCGGTATATTCGGCGACGGTTCTCATTTGTTCGGTGGTGACTTTTAATCTGTTTTCGAGATTAATGATTCTGATGTTGGCTTTAATTCTTCCCATCCTCGCTTCTTCTTTCATTTCTTCCATTTGGGTTAGTTTGTTTTTGGTATGATGGTGGTCTAACCGTTCCAGATCTAATTCTTTGTCTATTTCAATAAGTTTGGAGGATTTTGATTCTAACTGTTCGCGCAGATTCTTGATCTCAATATCCTGATTAACGATTCTTGCCTCCATTTTGTATGGCAGGGCTGGGAAAATATCATCTTGGATTTTATTTCTCAGCCATTGCACATTCTGGCCGCAAAAGAAATCATATAGGTAATTATCCGGGCATTGGAAATATTCCTGTTCCAGCTTATCAAGAATCGCTATTTCATCATTCTTGCACATATTGTCTTCGATTTTAAGCATGAATTTTTTCATTTTAAATTTCTCCTTTATAATGTTTTGGACCAAGTTTTAAGGTCGTTTTTTATTTCAGCATAACATTTGCCGGCGGTATCAATTTGGGCTTTTTTGACAAGAATATTTCCAAGGGCAACGCACCCAGATTTTGCAAGGGTAGTTTTGACTCCGGTAAGATCGAATATAATTGCTCGCCTTGTTTTTTTCCAGCGAGGACCCGAAAGATTCCAAGCATCTCCGTCGATAATTTTGATTGCTTTTCTTGTTGTTTCATTCATTTCATTCTCCTTAATGTTTGATATTTTTAAAGATAATCAAAATAATTTTCGTCGATGTCATCAAATATTTTTTGGGCATGTTTATCATTGATAAAATAAGCCCTAACATTGAATTCATTTTCGATATTGCTTAAAATTAAATCGTGATAATTCCCGACGTTTCCAATGATGGCAATGACTGTTTCAGTTTTATTTTTAAAAACTCTTACAGGTATAATTGGTCTTGGAATATTGCCGCTGATACTTGTGTTTTCTATATTTTTGTTGACGTTGTTTATTTCGTCGGCGTTAAGTCTTTTGTTAATTAAAATTTGATAAGTCGTTATTGTAAATTCCATAATATTCATTCTCCTCTTACTATGTTTTGTATGGTTAACAGGGCCAGATTGGCTCGTTTCGGGGTCCAGTTCATTTCGTCTGTCAAATATCTTAACAAACGTCGTCGGGTCAATTTTGGGCAGGTTACTTCGAGGCAGGTCATATATAATTGGTTCGGCATATCAAATACAAGGTTGATAACAATAACCACGTCAGGATCAGATTTTTCAAACCGATCCTTGAGCATAATTCTTTTGAGTTGATTGTAATTTTCTTTGGAAAAATTATCACAATCATCACCGCTATAGGTAGAATTATCAATGGACGGTTTGGTAAAATTGAATAACCATCCATTGACGGTATTGTAAAGATGAGTGCAAAATTTACATTTTTCAGGGTCAAATGTTTCTGTTGCCCGCATATATGCCCAATTGGCTTCGGAAAGTAAATCATTAAATTCGAAACCAACACGGGCATACCGCCATGAAAGTTTGTATATTAGGTTCTCATATTTTGCATATTCCATTTGATGGGGCCTCCTTTTAAGCACGGATACATGGACACATTGAATAATGGCCAAAGGGAAAAAATTCTTCTCGTTTATCCCAAATTGTAATTTTCCGTCTGACAAGTTGACCATAAACTTCAATCCAGACACATAATTTGGTACGGCTTAAAATTTTAAATTCATAAATGCAATTATAATCGCAGGTAGATCGGGTTGAATATATTTTACCGATTTCAAATTTGACTGTCATAATATCCTCCTTGTTGGTTGATTTAAGTATTTAAGCCCGCCTTTGATCTCCTCCTAAAAATCAAAAGCAGGATAAATAATTAAGCAGGTTTAAATGTATGAATTACAGATCCTCGGTCGGCTACAACCCTATTCCCATTTTTCAAAATAGTAATTGTGACATCCTTAATATTGGCGAGGGCCGATTTGCTTTCGCCTGTTTCAAATTTCCAATGCCCATAAATGACATTGTTTTTTGTACTCATTCTGTCGAAATCGTACCGGATTTTATACGCCTTGAGTTTTAAATTCATAATCCTCCTTTATAATTAGGTTGTCATCATCAGTAGCAAGGTTCCAATCCTTACCAGACGGCCCGGAGGCCGTTTCGACTAAATAATATACGGGGTAATATCTTCAGGCTCCCAAATAATTGCTCCGCATTTTTTGCAGTAAACTATCGGTTCATATGCCATCCTTAGGCTCCCAAATAATTGTTCCGCATTTTTTGCAGTAAACTATCGGTTCATATGCCATCCCGTTTCCTCCACAATTTGGGCATCTATCGTCACTTTTTTTCTTGGCATATCGGTCTTGTTTAAATTCTTTCCAGAAGCCCATTATTTTTTTAAAAGGATTCGACCACCAGACCAAATCAAATTTCCAAAGATAAACATGAAGGGCACAATAAGGGTCGTTTATACTTCCGGAAAAACCAATCTGGAATATTTTTAAATCACCCCAATAATTTTTAACATTCCCTCTGGTGCAAATTTCGATATAGTTATTTTTGTCTACTTTCATTTTTCTAATTTCGGGGAAGTATTTTTTGATTTTTTTGATAAATTCTTTCA